GGTATGCAGGCCGGAAGACTGAGAGACAGGGTGGTAATTCAGAACATCACAACATCCAGAGACCCTTCTGGTCAGCCTGTTGAAACATGGCATGACGGCGCGACTACATGGGCAGAAGTTAAAGGTATCAGCGGGCGTGAGCTTGTAGCGGCAGGTGCAGAAACGGCTGTAGCCACTATCAGGGTATGGACTCGATTTCGTAACGATATAACTGCTGCGTCAAGACTCAGGGTTGTGACTGGCCCGTTCAAGGGTGTCATTTTAAATATCATTGGTCCGCCGATACCTGATTCTCGCGGCATTCAGCTCGAAATTCTTTGTAAGCAGGGGATCGAAAATGATTGAGACGAGCCTCGATTTTTCCGGCCTGAATGACATCGCAAAGGATCTGGAGGCGCTTAGCCGCGCTGAAAACAATAAGGTTCTTCGTGATGCCACGCGCGCCGGTGCGGAGGTGCTTAAGGACGAAGTGATCGCACGTGCACCGGTACGCACCGGAAAACTGAAAAAAATCGTGGTGGTTGTTACCCAAAAAAGACCGCCGCCGCGGGGAGATTTCTTCCGGCGTCCATATTCGTGGCGTTAACCCGCGAACGGGGAACAGCGACAACACCATGAAGGCAAGCAACACTCGGAATGCTTTCTACTGGCGCTTCGTGGAGCTGGGAACATCTACGGCGCCAGCACATCCGTTTGTTCGTCCTGCCTTTGATACCCGCATGGAAGAGGCTGCGCAGGTGGCGATGCAGCGGATGAATCAGGCTATTGATGAGGTGTTATCAAAATGACAGAGGATGATCTCTATGACCTGCTGTCGACGCTGGCAGACGGGCGGGTTTATCCGTATGTGGTGCCGCTTGGCAGCGACGGTTTACCCGCGGTGGCCGCGCCTTACATCATTTTCTCGATACCGACTGATGTATCCGGGGATGTTTTCTGCGGTCAGGCAGAGTCAACGTTGCGTATTCAGGTTGATGTATGGGCTGAAACGAATGACGAAGCCAGAGCGTTACGCCTGGATGCCCTGGCTCGCCTGCAGGTGCTTTCACCTGTCGAGGTGACAAAAATTCCTGGCTACGACACGACAACCCATCTTCATCGGGCAACCCTCGAAATAACGGTTATTGCCTGACAAAAACCCATCCAATCCGACCGCCGCTGGCGGTTTTTTCATTTATGGAGGCTGCGATGTCAGCACTATTTGAACGTGCCCAAAAAACGGTAGTAATGATTACCTCTGTGCCGGTCACCGCGGCAGAGCTGGATACGGCAACCTGGTTAAACCTGAGCTGCACTATTAAACAGGCCAGCTTTACCGCTGGTCAGAAAAACGATATTGACGTGACAGTGCTGTGTTCAGATGAAACGGAAAATATCAACGGCCTTCCTGCTCCGTCTGAAATGTCACTTTCCGGTAACTTCTACCGCAACCCTGCGCAGGATGCACTTCGTGCAGCATACGATAACGACGGGGTTTATGGATTTAAGGTTATTTTCCCGTCTGGTAATGGATTCCTGATGCGCGCTGAGGTACGTCAGCACACCTGGGATTCTCAAACCAACGGTGTTGTTGCTGCAACGTTCTCCCTGCGCCTGAAAGGCAAGCCAGGCAATATTAACGCCCCAGGAGTTCTGTCGTTTGCTACTGACCTTCCGGCGTCCCAAACGGTCGCGGCAGGAAGCGCCCTGACTATGGGCGTGGTCGTCCAGGGCGGTACGGCACCTTATACCTACGCCTGGAAAAAGGGCACCTCGACGGTCAGCGGCCAGACCAGCGCAACGTTTACGAAAGCCAGCGCTGTATCCGGTGATGCCGGGTTTATTCCTGCGTGGTTACTGATGCCGATGGCACTGTGATCACTTCTTCTGATTGCACCGTCACCATCAATTAACGGAGCGCCGGGAGACCGGCGATAAACTTAATGTCAAAACCGAGTCTTAAAGCACTGGCACTAGCACCGATGGCGGGCTTTCGTAAAAAAGAAGTCTCCGTTCCGGAGTGGGATAACGCCAAAGTCATCATACGTGAGCCATCAGCAGAAGCCTGGATCCGCTGGCAGGGCATTGCCAGCCCGGAACCACCCAAACCACTGGAAGGGCAGGAGCCCCAGGAGGCGCCAGAACTGACCCCTTCAGAGCGAGCCTTCCGCACGATGCGGGCCGACGTCACGCTTTTCATCGATATTTTGCTGGATACCGATCTGCAGCCCGTCTTTACTGTCGATGACACCGAACAGGTTGAAGCGATCTATGGCCCTGTGCATTCCCGGCTGTTGAAGCAGGCACTTGATCTCATTAGTGACGCGGATGATGCTAAAGCAAAGTAAAAATGCCTGGCATGCAGTTCCTGATGGCGCTGGCGCTCCGGATGGGCCGCACGCTGGGCGAACTGCGACAAACCATGACGGTTGGCGAATTCAGGATGTGGGCTGAATACGACCGTATCAGCCCAATCGGCGATATTCGCGGAGATATTCTCAATGCTCAGCTGGTATCTGCGGTTTACGGAGCGCAGGGCGGTAAAGTCACCATTGAAGATGCTCAGCTTCAGTGGAGCGCAGATGAGGAGGAGGCAAGCGACGGCGGCTATCCCTTTGCAGGCTTAGAGGCCGCTTTGCTCGCAGCATCAGTTTGAACAAACAATGATAGCTGAAGTTTTACATAACCAATGGTAGGATTTACCCATATCCTTACCAATAGGGGCGCTGTGTGAAAAAATTAATAGTTTTGGCATTATCCATTTTATTTCTGGCAGGATGTAAACCCAGCGACGAAAAAGCAATAGATATTGCCAAAAAGGAAGTTGCTGCTGACATGAAAGATCCAGATAGTGCAAAGTTTCGCTATCTAAGGTTTGTGAAAGCAGGTGAAAAAGATGGACTGGTTGGCGGATTTGTTTGTGGTGAAATAAATTCAAAAAATAGTTACGGAGCCTATGCTGGTTATTCAAAGTTTCAGCTGGCATTAACAATGAAATCGAAAGGTTTTTTCTCTAAAGGCGTAAACTATACCATTGATGATAAGAAGATATACAAGACCCTCATTGGGTCTGATTTGGATTTTATTATAAGGTATGCGGTCAGGATGAATGATTGATTAAACTAACGAATTAGATTGAGAGCCTCGCGTAAGCGGGGCTTTTTTTAGAGGAATAGCAATGGCAACCCTTCGCGAATTAATTATAAAAGTTTCAGCTAATTCTCAGTCCTTTCAGACCGAGATCGCTCGCGCATCTCGCATGGGGTCCGATTATTATAAGACAATGCAACGGGGTGGGCGGCAGGCGGCTGTTTCCGCACGCGAGACAAGACAGGCGCTAGCCGAAGTATCTGCACAATTATCAGAAACTAAAAGTGCAGCTATGGGTATGGCTGGTGCGTTTGCCGGAGTTTTTGCGACCGGGCACCTTATCGCTCTTGCTGATGAGTGGAGTTCTGTGAATGCACGTCTAAAACAGGCGTCAACATCAACCGATGATTTCTCCAATTCCCAACGATTACTTATGGATATCAGCCAGAAAACAGGGACAGCGTTCAGTGATAACGCAGGTTTATTTTCTCGTTCGGTAGCATCCATGCGTGAGTTTGGCTATTCCTCTGGCGATGTACTGAAAGTCACCGAGGCTATCAGCACGGGCCTTAAATTATCCGGGGCCAGCACGTCAGAGGCCAGTTCAGTTATCACACAGTTCAGCCAGGCGCTGGCGCAGGGGGTATTGCGCGGGGAGGAGTTCAACTCTGTTAACGAAAACGGTGATCGGATCATCCGTGCCTTAGCGGCAGGTATGGGCGTTGCCCGCAAAGACCTCAAGGCGATGGCTGATAACGGACTGTTGACAATAGATAAAGTGGTTCCGGCTATCACCGCTCAGTTACGGGTGATGCAGGCTGAATTTGATGCAATGCCAAAAACAGTATCAGCCTCGACTCAAAAGGTTGAAAACGCCTTTATGGCCTGGGTGGGCGGTACAAATGATGCATACGGTGCCTCCGCTGTGCTTGCTGGTGGTCTTGATTCACTGGCTGAGAACATTGATACCGTAGCAATGGCTGCAGGAGCGTTAACGGCTGTGGGCGTGACCCGGTTTCTGGGAAACTGGACGCTTCAACTGAAATCACACACCGAAGAGCTAATTAGGGCCAGAGGGGCGGAAATTTCCAGCACTGCGGCTAAAATCGAAGGAGCAAACGCCTCACTTGTTCAGATTGAAACGGAAAAATCGTTACTTCTGTCTAATCAGCGCTCACTAGTGGCTCAACTTGAACTGGCGCAGACGGAAAAACAACGCGCATCCATCAGGACATTGCTTGCAAGAAACTCAATGGAGATGGTCAAAGCGAATAAAGCGGAAACCGCCACGGTCAATGAGCTGTCAATAGCAAATCAGCGGCTTAATGCGCTCACCTCTGTAACGAGAACCGCATGGGCTGGCGTATCATCCCTCTTTGGTGGCATTCCAGGGATTTTGATGCTGGGTGCAGGTGCCTGGTATACATGGTATCAGAACCAGGAACAGGCGCGTCAGTCTGCGATACAGTATGCCTCCACCCTTGACGAGGTGGTGGAAAAGGCGAAAGCCATGAGCGAAATTCAAATCAGAGGCTCTATTGCTGATTCTGGTGAATCCATTGACGCGCTCAAAGATAAGCTGGAAGACTTGAGGGATGCTCAAGCCGAGGCCGCTGCTGAAGTTCAGAAATATACGTCTCTCGCTCGACAGATGGGCGTTCAGAATGATCAAAATAATGGTTACGTACAGAACGCCGCTAAATATCAGCGGGAATATAATAAAATATCCCGAGATATTGCTGATACTACATCTCAATTAAACAATGCTGTAGATGCGCAAAATAAGTTACAAACTGAGTTAGCCTCAAAAGTTCAGGCATCGGCAGTCGCTTTTGACAAAATAAAAAGTTCGATAATTGGTGCGCTGAATGTTAATGAAGCAATGGCAACATCGCTGTCAGTTACCATTCAATTCATGGATGAATTAAAAAAGCGCTCTGGGAACGGCCAGCCCCCAGCACCCCAAACCAATACAGCTTACGATAATTTTATAAAACAACAAAAAGAAAGCATAGCCTTGTCTCAGAAAGAAGGCGTTGAGCGTGCAAAACTGAAGGCCCTTCAGGATGCTATCAAACAGGGGGCCATCAGAACTGATAATAAAGGTAATGTTCTGCCTGGGCAGGATGCGCAAATTGCTGCCATTCAGGGCAATGCGGCCACCGATTTTAATCTTAACGAGTCACATAAAAAGCCGCGTGGTAAATCTGATGCAGAGAAAACTGAGGATGTTTATACCAGACTGATAAAACAGCAGCGTGAGCAAATCGCACTTGGAGGGCAAAATAACGAACTAGCTAAAGTAAAATATCAGGTTGTTCAGGGCGAGCTTGCATCGCTCGATAATGCTAAAAAAGAGATACTGCTACAGAATGCCGCCCTTATCGATCAGAAAAACATTGCTGAACAGTTAAAAACGTTCCGTGAGGGGTTGGCTGACAGCAACGCTGCTGCGCGTGACCGGGGGAATATTGATTTTCTTGGTGCCGGGATGGGGAATAAGGCTCGCGACCGCATGAAGGAAATGGCAGATATCCGTTCCGATTTTCTTAAACAGCAACGGGACCTGCAGCGGGATTTCAGCAAAGGTCAAATTTCTGAGGACCTGTACAAACAGCAAACGGAAGCACTTCAGGTGGCGCTTACTGAACGGCTCCAGATTCAGGAGGAATACTACAAGAAAACCGATGAGCAACAGTCAGACTGGCGCGCGGGGATCAGCGATTCCCTGATGAACTATGCCGATCAGGCCTCTGATCTTAGTTCAATGTCAGCATCAGCGACCAGTGAGATACTGAACAATGCTACCAACTCGATCTCTACCAATATGACGAATGTGCTGACGGGGGCTACCACCTTTAAAGAAGGTATGTCGAATATCTTCACCTCCCTTGGAGAAAGTGTCATTCAGTCGCTTATCCAGATGGCAACGCAGGCGCTGATCACCAAAGCGATTCTGGCTTCAGTGGGGGGCGGGTTTGGCGGGATATTTGGCAGTATTTTTGGCGGGGCGAGTGGTGCAGCCAGCAGCGGAACGGCCATTCAAAGCGCCGGGGCTAACTTCTCCTTTAATGCCTTGGGAGGTGTATACGATTCACCGTCACTTTCTGCATATAGCGGCGGCGTGTACAACACTCCGCAGTATTTTGCTTTTGCGAAAGGCGCAGGTGTATTCGGCGAGGCCGGGCCGGAAGCCATCATGCCGCTTACCCGTGGCGCTGATGGTTCGCTGGGGGTCAAAGCTGTTGGGCGGGAATCACCGGCGGTACAGAACGCTGCTAACCAGATCCAGGCACAGCCACGAATTGCTGTCAGCGTAGATGCCAGAAGTACGTTCACCGGTAAACCGGATGACATAACGATGCAGGCAATTGAGCGAAGGAATGACGCTCTGGAACAGCGGATAGTTAACACCTTAACCGCCGAAGTAAATAACCCCCAGAAGAAATTCGGTCGGGCTATTTATTCAAATCTCCAATCCAAAAAACCACGATAGACCTGCCCGGAGGGAATATTCATGGCAGATATTTTCTACCCGGATGAATACCTGCCCATGCCACTTATGGACGGGTACGGGTTTAAGCCCATATCACCTTTGCTGCGAACGGAGATGACGTCCGGTCGCGCTCAACAACGAAGGCGATATACCTCAACACCCACCCAGGTATCGGTTAAATGGATTTTTAAAACTGATGCTCTGGCGCAGGTGTTTGAGGCGTTTTTCAGGGATGCGCTTAAAGATGGCCAGTCCTGGTTCTATCTGAAACTCCAGACTCCCATCGGGGTAAAGCCCTATAAAGCCAGGTTCGTGGATATTTACGAGGGACCGACGCTGGTCTCGCCAAAATACTGGCAGTACAGCGCAACGCTGGAATTATGGGAGCGCCCGTTACCACCTTCAGGCTGGGGAAATTACCCGGAATGGCTGGCGGGTCAGTCGTTACTGGATATTGCGCTAAACAGAGAGTGGCCGAAGCATGACAATTCTTGAGCGACTATATGCCAGCAGCGGATCGGAGGTTATTCACGACACGCTGCAGATATCGGCAGGCGATGATAATTACTGGCTAACCAGTGGCTGGGATGACGTTTCCGTGATGCTGGAAAATGGTCAGCCGGCGACGTTTGAAGCCAGCGCGATAGATATCGCCTTACCAGCCAGGAACGCCGACGGGACACAGGATTTAAAGTTTGCTATCAGCAATATTGACGGAAGGGTTTCTGAGGCGATCGATAAAATCCTGGATGAAATGAAATCAGCCACGCTGACATTCCGGCGGTACATTTCATCCGATCTGTCTGCCCCGGCATCCTCACCGTATACGCTCGATATCAAATCCGGCTCCTGGACCCCGACAGCAGTTCAGGTCACGGCAGGCTATATGAATATCCTCAAAACAGCCTGGCCCCGTAAACGTTACAACCTCGCCGAGCATCCGGGCTTACGTTACTAATCTGAGGCAAATATGTTTAACCCTGATAAATACCGTTCAGTCACCTGGCTGAAGGGCGGGCGCGTATATCCGCAGCTCGACTGCTTCGGCATTGTAAATGAGATACGTCGAGATTTGGGCTTATCTCTCTGGCCCGATTTTGCAGGTGTGACCAAAGACGGCGGGGGCCTCGACCGGGAGGCGAGAAAGCTGATGCTTTCGCTGAAACGTTGTGACCCCTGCGAAGGTGCCGGAGTGGCTTGCTATTCGGGTTCAACGGTTTCCCATGTCGGGATTGTTGTGATGCTCGATAACCAGCTGCAGGTCGCGGAATGTAATCCAGGCTCGGGGGTTACGTTTCTGCCACTGGCGCGATTTATCCGCCGCTTTAACCGCGTGGAGTTCTGGCAATGACGATAAAGTTTTACCCGTCCCGGCTACCGGGTGAACCCCTTGAAAAGCACGATCATGGTGTGCTTACGCTGCATGAGTGGATGTGCAGAAATGTCCCGAGCTATTCACAGGATAAAACTCATCCTGTTGTGATCGAGCTGAACGGCCAGGCAGTCCCCCCGGCGGAATGGCCGTTATGTTTGTTGCGGCCAGACAGTGATGTGCGGATATATCCCATTCCGTATGGCACGGGTCTTGAAATTGCCGTGTGGGTTTCGGTGGCCGTATCCATTGCGTCTACGGCCTATGCATTATTCTTTGCCCCAAAACCAGAGCTGGGCGGTTTTTCATCCAGTAACGCTTCATCGCTGGATCTGAACCCGGCGCGGGCAAACACCGCAAAACTCGGTGATCCCGTTAGGGAGGCTTTTGGGCGAAACCGTATTTACCCGGATTACCTGGTGCAGCCGGTAACGCGATTCGACCCCGCTGATCCCACCAGAATGACGGTAGAAATGTTTGTCTGCCTTGGATATGGGCGTTTCTCCTATACCGGTGGAGATTTTCGGGTAGGGGAAACTCCGGCGTTGACCTTAGGCGAGGGCTTTTCATATACCAGCTATGGGCCCGGCGATAATGTGGCCGGGGATCGTCGCAGTGAGATATGGTTCAACTCAACGGAAGTTGGTGGAACGTCGAGCGGCAGCGGCCTCGATATGGCTCAGACTGCCCCTGAAGCCAGTGATATCGTTGCTGATGCCATGACCGTCAGCGGTGCCTCTGTCTCGTTTTCTGGCCTCGATGTCGATGATGATAATGATGAAGACGAGGATGAGAACAAACTTCCTCCTGGCTGGATCGCCGGTGCAATTGTCACCCTGAAAGCGCCAGTGAATTATCAGGTATCCATTGAGGGCGGTTTTAACGTGCTGACAGGCGATGTCGTGTCAGAGATTGCGCCATTCAGCGGTATGCCTGTCACCCTAATGTTTAACGGTACTGACTATGATCTGCAGATCGCCACGTATACCCCTCACCAGGACGCCGTTCCGGGAACAGGGGGAGCGACTGCGGTATTACGCGCCAGTGCGTCGCCGTCAACGTATGACTTTACGACAACCAGCCAGACCTTTTCTCTGACCTGGCAGGGGATCACCTATACCATATCTCTGGTCGCCAACTACGGCACAATGTCTGGCTTGCTCGCAGCGATTAATGGCGGGTTGAATGGTTCGGGGCTCATTGCTCAGGATGATGGCGGCGTGATACGTATCGCCGAGATCTCCAGCCCCTGGCGTGGCGGTTCCATTACGTCATCTTTCCTGCCTGCGTCAGTATTTGGTGACAGCCCGGTATTTACTGCTGGTGCAGCCTCCAGCGGCGGAAGCCCTGCGGTAACAGCCAGCGTCACGCTGGCATACGATTCCGGTACCGCATTTTCTGGCCTGCCGGACGGCACGCAGCGGATTTCCCTGGCGCACCGAGGCAACGAATACCAGATAGCATCGACTGACGGTGCGTCTGCAACCGTACAGAGGGTGGTTAATGGTGTCGTTGACAGCACCTGGTCAGGCTTTATGACCCGTACCGTCGTGGATTTTGCCGCGTCTGGTATTAACGATAATGAAACCTGGCTAGGCCCCTTTCTGGCCTGCCCGCAAAATGAAGTTGTGGACGCCTTCGAGGTCAACTTTGCTTTCCCAAACGGAATTTGCGGGTTCCAGAACAACGGGAATAAGCGGGTCCGCCATGTCGAGTATGAAATCCAGTATCGCGTTTATGGTTCCGGTTCAGGGTGGACGAGTAAGCCAGGGGTTTATGCGCTTAAAAACATTAATGGCCTCGGTTTTACAGAGCGTTTTGATCTGTCCTCTCCCGGGCTGGTGGAGGTTCGATGCCGCCGCCGTAACGAGCAGGGGAGCAACAACGCGAGAGACAGCATGTTCTGGCAGGCGCTCAGAGGTCGTTTGCTTTCCCGTCCAACCTCCTACGCAGGGATATCAACAATAGGGATCACGGTTGAAACTGGCGGCCAGCTGGCGGCGCAGTCAGACAAGCGTGTGAGTGTTGTCGCCACGCGAAACTATGATGGCGGTGGTGACAGGACAATCAGCGGTGCGTTCCTGCATCTTGCCCGCAGTCTGGGATATCGCGACGACCAGATCGACATTGCGGCGCTCAGTACGCTGGAGGCTACCTACTGGACGCCAAGGGGAGAATATTTTGATCACCAGGCAAGCAGTGACAGCACGTCAGCAAAGGATATTTTCGACAAAATAGCCGAGGCTGGCATGGGGTATTTTCTGCTATCTGACGGGTTGCTTTCTGTCGGGAGAGAGGGCGTCAAAAGCTGGACAGGGATCATTACTCCTCAGGATACCGTCGAGGAAATGCAGACTTCATTCAGGGTCCCGTCGGAAGATGATTTTGATGGCGTGGATGTGAAATATATCAACCCTGTGACCTGGGCGGAGGAAACCGTACAGTGCCGGACGCCGGAAAATCCTTTTCCGCGCAAAACGGAGGCATATACCATTGATGTTGCCATGACTGCAGATCGCGCCTGGCGTATCGGGATGCGTCGGTTAATGAAATATCTCCACCAACGCCGAACGTATACGGCTACGACGTCGATGCTGGGATGGTGTCATGACTTCGGTGATCACATCATTTTGTCCGACGACACCCCAACCGGGAAAACCCAAAGTTGCCTGATTGACGCGATGATTTACGACTTCCAGGAAATTACGCTGCACGTCACGGAGCCACTGGACTGGAGCTACGCGAATCCTCGCTGCTGGATACAGTTTCAGGACGGTCGACCATCATCGCGAATGCTCACGCCGCAACGGGTAGATGATTTCACGCTGACGGTACCGTACAACGACGACCTGCATCCCGACGACTGGATTATGGACGACCCAGATATTGACCTGCCGAAGTTATTGTTCTGCGACAGTGAAAAGGGTGCGCGGCATGGGATAGTCCAGGAGGTTGCCCCATCAGGTGACAGCAACTGTCAGATTACTGCACCTGAATATAAAGAAATTTTCTACCAGTACGACGACGCCACATACCCCGGCGACGCTGCTTAATACCAAAAAAATCCCTTTCAACTTTTCTTTCGCTCAAACCCTCGTTTGGGCGAAGCCTCTTTTTTGGAGCAAAAAACATGGCCGAACTTAACCCGCCACTGGGTACGACGACGCCTGAAATTTTCCTGGATAACGTCAAGCGCGCTGACGAGCTGGTTAACGGTCCGGCCGGAACGGTTAACGACCGCGGCGGTGAACCGCTGGATACGTGGCGCCAGATGATGGCGAAAAACGATGAGATCAGGCAGAACATCATTCCTCTCAGCAAGCAGTACATGACGCTTGAAGCGGCACAGGCCGATATCGTCAATATCCCTGAGGGTAGCACCACGTATGTGCGCAGCCCTGATGGCGGCACACTGGCGGATGAGTACATTAATAATGGTGGCACGCTGGCGGCTACGGGCAGAGCTATGCCGTCTCAACAAAGCGTTGATGTATTAACTGAGGCGAATGAACAAACGCTCCCTTTTACTTATCTCCTCTCTGGCTATGATGGCGAATCAACATACCCACTTGCACTGGGCAGCAATAACAATATTGTCCTGGGGTATGATGCCGATTCAGAAGCGGTAAAAGGTCTGGACGTGCAAAGCGCCCTCCAGTATCTCTCCGATATGTCCGGCCTTGGTTTTTCTCGCTTTAAAGGAATCTCGTCTGGAATTATCCCTATCATTGGTGGCAGCAATAACAATATTGTCCTGGGGTATGACACAGTAAAAGAGGAACTTGTCGGGCTTTTCCCGGAATCAACACTGGATGCCAGCCCCGGTGCGCTGCCATTTAAAGTCAGCAAGGTTGCGACCAATTTCATACTCGCCTACGGCCAGTCATTAAGCACCGGCGTTCGTGCGCAGTCAGTCATCTCACTCGCTCAGCCATATAGCAATATTACCTTTTCGAGTGGTGTAAGAGGAAATGGTGGGATTTTTACAGCGGTAAAACCGCTGGTAGAGGATGACGCTAAACCTACCCCTGACGGCGAGAGCGACGCAGCGGAAACAGTGTGCTCAGGAACGGCAAACTATGCCAGCCTGGCCATGTATCGGGAAAATGGAGTCCTTCCTTCCGACCATGTGATTTTTTGCAGTACTGCAGGGCATGGGGCATACACTATTGCGCAACTGGCCAAGGGGTCGGCGTGGTACAATTCACAGTTCCTGAATCATCTTAACGGTGCAAAAGCATTGAACTCCGATATCGCTCTGCACGCTATTGCCTGGCTTCAAGGGGAGACGGATTCCAACAACACCAGCTACACAAAAGCGGCCCACCTGGCGGCGCTGCTTAAACTCCAGAGCGATATCACTACCGATGCGCAGTCCATCACAGGGCAGGACAGCCCCGTCATGTTCCTGACTTATCAGCACAGCTCGCGAGTGAAAACAAACGATGCCGTGCCACTGGCGATACTGGAAGCGTGCGAGACCAGCGATTATTTCTATTTCGTCGCACCCACCTACGCCTTTCCTCATTACACCGACGGACTGCATTTGCTGGCTGTCGGGTATAAATGGATTGGGGCTTACTACGGCAGGGCGTACAAACAGGCCGTTATCGACGGAATCAAGCCTCTGGCAATTATGCCGAAAGGCGCGACATGGCACGGAAACCAGGTAACTATCCGTTTTGATGTCCCGGTGCCGCCTCTGGTTCTGGATGCGACAAATCTCGCCCCCACCAAAGACTCTGGCTTTGCTGTTTATGCTGGCGGTGTTGCGCAGACCATCAGCGCTGTTGAAGTGCTGAACGGGGACACGGTGGTTATCACCCTGGACTCTGCGATAACCTCAGCTCCGCAGGTACGCTATGCCTTTGATAATGTCGGGGCAGGCCTTACCATTCAGAATGGTGCCAGCGGTAATCTCCGCGACTCCTGCCCGGATACCTGCATCATTGCCGGTAGTGAAAAACCAATGTTTTACCTCTGCCCACACTTCAAACTAAACGCCATCAGCGAGGATTTCTGATATGTCACTTTTTATTCAGCTTCCGGTACAGGCACCGGCGACTATCGGCACCGTCGCAGAGAGCGATATTGAAATTTTCCTGCCATTTGATTCTGGCGCCACTGAGTTCTGGAACTTCCGCCGTGCCTCACTGGTGGCAGCGAACAATCCCGCAAAATCACTGGTGCCGCAGGGTAATTATTCTTTCAGTGGTAACGCGCTTAACGTGACGACCGGCGGCGGAAATAACCTGCAAACCAGCCTGACCGATGATGGTGAGTTCTCATTTTGTGGCGTGGTCAGCAACCTTGGATCGGCTACCACTGCAATGATTATCGCCGGTAACTATCAGAATACTGTTGCAGGTACTGCAATTTATAAAGCATCAGGCGGGGCCCTGACTGTTCGGGCCGCCGCTAAGATATCGACTATCGGTACCCCGAACGCCTCATCCCCGTTGTTCTTTGGTGTCTCGATTAGCAAATCCACACCCTCTCTCAGTGTGGTAATCAAACAGCCCGGTGTATTGGATTTCGCGGTAACAGGAACTTCCTTTAGTGCCCCATACGTTGAATCATCAGAGCCGGTAACTCTTGGCTCCCTTGTCGGCGGCCTGTCGCAACTGCTGAAATTTTACGAGTTCGCCACTTATGAGCGCTCACTAACGCTTGGTGAACTCAATACCAAATATTTGCAGGCTAAGGCGAGAATGAAGGGTATGGGTATTGGCATCTAATCTGATGACCAGCACATTGCGGCTGTCAGGGAAATTGACAGCCGCAACACACTTTTTAATTAAAACGTGATGATGAGGTTTAAGATGTTATCTTCTAAACACCGATATGAGTGCTACAGATCAAGTCTGTAGCGTTCATTAGTGAAGATAATTCTGGCGGAGAAAGGTGAGTGCTCATCAATTTCGTCTAGATCTACGAGTTTCACGACGTGAAAGTGATTCTGAGAGAAATCAGGCGATGTAAATTTATCTAAGTCAGCACGCGAAATACTCGTGAAAAAATCAAGCTGTGGTGCGATTTGGGTCAGTTCTGCCAAATAAGCAACATCACTCCTGCCGAATTCTGCGCCAGTCAACCCTGCAAAACCATACTGGCGGTCAATTATTGATACGCCAATTTTTCCAGTGTGATTGATCGCGCGTGATGGATGCATAGCTCTAAGATCATCATAAGCTACCCTCAATGCTTCCGGATTACTTACATCAAAAAGCTTCGATTTTTCGTGTGCGTTGATAATTGCTTGAAGAACCAAATTGCTGTACCCACCAACCAGAACAGTAACAACTGGTCCATAAATGTGACTCGGCCCTGAATACTTGCTGTGTAACAAGTCAGTGAAAGTAAATACGGCTTGGTTAATCCATGACAGGCTTTTCTTCTCAAAAAGTGGTTTGGGGCAGATACGCTGAAACCAAGAACGTTTCGTTTCGAGAGCACGAGAGAAGAGATCATTACTCAAGCCTTGGCTGTCAGAATGCACCTCATAGGCATTGCGCTTAGAGCTTGCAACAACTTCATGGTAGTTAGCAAACCCCATAGAAACAGCAAGCATTTCTTGAATTTCTGCAAGCTTAAAATCATGAGCTTGGGATTTTTTTGATAAACGTTCAAGTAAGACCTTGGATGTTCTCTTGAATAGAACACCATTGATCTCTATGTCTTGGTCTTTTTTGATAGCATTAGGCATGACGGATCCTCAATGAGTTATACACGGAGTTATTTAAGGATCACTAGTAGTCGCGACATCTTACTCCGTGGTTATCATTGGAGGCATGTCAAAGTTTTGGTTTT